AAATTCCTGCTTTTTGCAACTTTCGGACAAAAACGTGGCGGCCGACCCTGCCTGGAACAAGCGCAAACTAAACTGGGCGGACTTGGCTCACTAAAACTTTTTTGGCAAAAAAGTGCTTCGGCGGATATATGGCCCGCGTACATTTCGCCCGCAACAACTCCGGGCGCAAGCCCAGGGAGTTTGTAAATACAACTACCCCCGGCGGGATATTGTTTTAGACGGGATGCTGACAATTTTGCTGACAAAAAAATAACTAGGCCTAGCCTATCTTGGGCAACTGGTAAATGGCGGATTGTAAATCTGCCGGTGCTAGATGGGCATAAATTTCTGTCATTTGTATAGAACTGTGCCCCAGTAATTTACTTACGCGGTACAGGTCAACACCTGCTTGTACCAAATGACTGGCAAAGGTATGCCGCAATTTGTGAAGCCCACACTTAAAGGGTAATTTTTCTTTGGTCATTTTTAGGTAATAGGCTGTTAGAAAATACTTTGAATTACGAGCCTCACCCACATTAACCACATACGGACTTCCTTTTGTGGCAAGTTTTTGGGACTCTTGTAAGGCTTTTAATAAATCTTGCGCTATGGGCACATAGCGATGCCTTTCGGTCTTATTTGGCGCCACATAAATCTGATTATTCTTAAAATCTACGTCCGCCCATTTGAGCGCGGCAATTTCCCCACGACGCAGACCGGCCCGGCAACCCAGCAGAACGACAAGTTGCCAGTCGGCATTAAAGATTTTTAGAATTTGTTTTATTTCTTCCGGCGTGTGATATTCCACGCGCCCCTTGGACTCCTTGAATTTGGAAACCTTGCGCCAATTTTGCGGAGGAATAAGGTCCCAAAATTCTGCCTGCCGCATGGCGGTTTTAACAGCACGGATAGCACGGTTTAGCCCCGGAGCCAGCGGCCCTTTTATTTTTGATTTCAAAGTAATGGCACACTCGTCCAAAACGGCAGGCGTGATTTCATCCAAGAACTCAATGCCGGGCTTGAAGGACAGCAATTTTTTAAGGCCGATTTCAAAATGCCGTGCAGTATCCGGCTTGCGGGTAGCCGCTAAAAACGCCCGATAACGCGCCAAGAATGACTCAAACGGCATGCGAACCGTGTCGGCAGATTTGCGGCGCGTAAGGAACTCCCCTTCTTTGATAGCGGCGACGTTGCGGTTTTTTGTTTCTAACGATTTGCGCACGCGGCGACCGGATGGGTCCGTATAGGACACATACCACATGCCGGTGCGCTTGTCTTTGTATAGGGCCATAAACTACCCCCTTTTGTTTCGTATATACCTATGAAGCGCGTTTATGTACCGCTCGCAGCCGAGCATATTTCCATTGTAATCATAACCGCGAATCATACCATTCTCGGTGGCGATTTTTATCGTACAATTTGCCGAAACTACGCTGTTTTGATACGTCGTAATATTTCCATAATAGGGCGTCATACCAACGTTTCCATAGACATTGCTATACGACGTGGTGGGAATAACAGCGGTTCCACTGGTCCCCCACACATAAATCAGCTGGTCGCCGACAGGATAAGAGCCGTCCGGGTATCCAAGCGCACTAAACGCTTCTTCAATACGGCTGCCGGATAATTCCGTCAAGTCCTTGTTAAGCATACCGAACGAAGCGCAACCGCACAACAGCGCGGCACAAAACAAATAAATATATTTTTTCATATACACCTCCTAGCGGCTAATATACCAAGACCCGCTTTGCCTTGCGTCAATTTGGCCCCACACATCCACACCGTAGTGAGCAATAGAGTGGAGCGAACACGCTATCCAAATTTGGACCAGCAAAAACACAGCAACAACAATCCATTTAATGGCTTTCATTTTTACCCCCACACTTCACGGTCCGTGCGCGACCAATAGCCAATAATAAGGCCGAAGATTTCCAACTCGCTCGGAACGAACGGTTTATATTTGGGGTTCAAAGAAACAAGCCGGACGCCGTCCTTTGTCTTTTTAACGATTTTCATGCAAACGCCGTTCTCGGTACGTACGAACATGGGCCGACCGTCCAAGGGCTCTTTCATTTTGCGGATAACGCAATAATCGCCCTTGCGAATATTCGGTTCTAAACTATCGCCTATACAGCGGATGACGTAGTCCGCGCCCGGAAAGAGAAAGCGCGGAAAGTCAACAAACTGCTCCACGTCGCGCTCGCTATATTCCGGCATACCCGCCGGAACATCCGCCAAAATAGGCAGCGTAACTGTATTATTAGGCGTAAGCGGTGCCCCCTGTACCGAAGACAGTGGAGCGAACTCGTCGGATTTTTCCTTGATGCCAAAGGCAGAAAGCACGTCGGCAGGGCTGCACCCAACCAAACGTGATATGGCGAGGACATACTGCTCGCTGGGCTTGGCCTTACCGTCTAGCCAGCGGCTAACGGACGCTTCTGTGACGCCTAGCTTTTTTGCTAAACTTACTTGCGCGCCGCGCAAAATTCCATTATTTAAACGCAAAAGCAAGTCATTTTTATTCATATTTTACCTACCTTATTTCTCGTCGGCAAAAGCGCATTTTGAAAAAATATTTTGAAAAAACGCTTGACTTTCTTTTCAAACTTACGTAAGATAAGTAAGAAAGAAAGTTAGATACACAAAGACAGTACAAAAATCCAACGGTGCCCACAACACCGAAGGTCCCCAAAAAGGGGAGTGTAGCGCAAGACCATAGAGCTTTTTTATTTGTAGTACATACCAGATTGCCAAAACGCTCTATGGTTGCGGCACACGCGCAGACAGCAGGAAGCCAACAGCTTCCGCCCTTGTGGGGGGTCAATGGTCTGCGCGTTTTTTTATATGCCTATTCATAGTATATGTAATAACTTGCGCAAAATCAAGCAAGTTTAGGAAAGATTAGGAAATTGCGGCGGTAAGATATGACCAAACAAGACAAGCAAAAGACGCTACCACTTAAAGATGTTGCCGGGCTTTTATGCCTGAGCGACCGGCGGGTACGCGACCTGGCGGAAGCGGGCAAGATACCCGGAGGCATAAAATTGAAAGGCCTTAAAAAATGGGTATTTTCCACGAAAGCCATTGAAAATTATATGGGCGTGAAATTGGAGGATTTATGAAGAAATTTGCAGCGAACTTTTACCACACTTTAACCACGCCGGAAGAGTGGAGCATTGTTTCCCTTTTGCTGGTGGGTGAAGCGGCAGCCTTTTTGATAGCGGTGCTGGCCGTAAATGCGTTTGACGCGCAGTTTTAAACAATTTGAACAGGGGGTACAGAAGCGCCTCCTTAATACAAGCCCCGCGGCTCCGACGGCGTATCGGAGCGTTGGACGGCCCAACACCCTGTGCCGGTTGCTCTTTGCAGACTTGTATGGCGAAAGCGTTTGACTGGCGGACGTACTGGCAGGCCGGGCAAAGTAAACGCAAGTAGCCTGGGCGGAATTGAAACACAAACCGTCCAGCCACGGGCAGAGCCCTAGGCTAAACGTAAATATAACGTCCTGTTGATGGGGGCGGACCTAAAATCCGCCCCCCAAATAGAACCACATAAGAGGTATGTATTATGACAACGAAAACCATTATCGAAGAAATGAGCTGCAAGAAAGAAGAATTACCGCAAAAATCATTAGAAAAGGCCTTTGAACTTTTGAAGACCACCCCTGACGTGCAAGCCCGCATTAAAAACATGGTAGTGACCGGCATACATATCAACGGGAACAACGAAGATCTGACCGTGACGCTTGACTTTACGAGCGTAGAAATTGCGAGCGACCCATCAAAACTCATCCGCAAAATGATAGTACAAGCGACAGAAAACATACTGCGCAAATTAAAAGAAGAAGCGAAAGCCGCCAACAAGGAGGAAAGCCATGACTAACGAAACCCCGAACGTGAGCACGCAACCCGCCGTGATTATGCCGACCGCTCCGGTGGTAAGCGAGAGCGACCTTGAAGCCGCTTTGAAGATTGCAGAACGCAACGAGCAACTCGCTAAAAAAATCAAACTTATTGCGATTAAACAGACCAACCCGAAGGACTGGGTGGACCAAGACGGAAAACCCTATCTGCAAAGCACCGGGGCCGAGAAAGTGGCCCGCGTATTTGGTATCAGTTGGCGCATTTGCGACGGGTACCCCAAACGTGAAACGCATAAAGACGAAGCCGGCAGCTATTACATGTATTATAGCAAGGGCGAATTTTTTATGGGCGGCAGTACCATAGAAGCCGTTGGAACCTGCAGCCAGCGGGATAAATTCTTTGGACAAAAGGGCGGTGAGTTTCGCTCCGAGAGCGAAATTGACGTGACGAACATTATCCGCAAAGCCGTTACCAACATGGAGGTCAACGGCATTACGCGCATCTTAGGCATCCGCAACCTGACATGGGAAGAACTGGCAGAAGCGGGTATTCACAAAGAAAAAGCCGGCGCTGTTAATTACAAAACCAAACCCGGCGAAACGGAAGAGGTGGAAGGACCTGTGCAAACCCTGACCGCTAGAAGCGGAACCAAAAACGGCAAAGCGTGGAAACTTTACAACATCACCGTGAACAACATCCTGATGACCACTTTTGATGCCAAACTGGGCGAAGCAGCAGCAGAAGCCAAAAAGAGCGCGCAACTGGTACACATTACCTATAAGAACAACGGCAAAGGCAACAATATAGAAACGTTGGAAATTGTACGCATTGAAGAGCCGCAGGCGGACGCGGCGGATTATGAATAGCACCGCCAAGGACGCACTATGAAAATTACAAAAGTAAAAATTAAACCCAATAGCACCGAAATAGGATATTTGGAATCCGAGGCGCGGGACTCAAAAGAGGTCGTTTTCAAAAGTTGGGATAAGCAATCCAAAGAGTTTGTGGAATCGTTACAAGTGTTAAAACCGCATGTTATTTACATACTTGAACTGCCGGAAGAGTACGCGGAAACTTTAACGATTACCGGAATTAGCATTAAATACGAGGATGCCGGAATCGGCGTGGTAATTTCTGCCACAAAGGAACTGGACAGTTTGGACGCCCCTCTGTGCCTGAACACACCGTATATCCCGCCGCAAAGAAATAAAAACATGCACACCCCCATGTCCGGCATGTTGGAAATGACGGTGGATAAAATTACGGCTATGGCGCAGCAGTTTATGGAAGGTATGCACAGAGCCCAAGGACAACTGTTTGACAAGGAGGGAACCCATGGCAACTAACAGCGTATCCCCGGAAGTATTGGCAGCCGAAAAACTGGTGGAAGAAATACCGGCCAAGCGCAAAGCGGATTTGACCGCCAAAGCGCAAAACCGCTGGATGCCTAAAAACTTTTACGCAAGCGGCATTAGCGAATGCGACCGGCAAATGGTGCACTCCCTGCTGGACTGGGACAAAAGACCACTGGCGGACGCAGGCCTGCAAGCCATTTTTGAAGCGGGTAAAAGCGAAGAAGCGCGCATTGTGCGCATGCTCTCTGAACTGGGCTATGAGGTTATAGCCCAGCAAAACCCAATACAGATAAGACACCCCAAAACCGGCGAGATTATCTGCACCGGGAAAATTGACGGCAAAATCCTTGTGGGCAGGAGCGCGGTCCCCATGGAACTAAAAAGCATGAACCCCAACGCCTATGCCCGAATAAACAGCGTGGACGACCTAGCAAAAAGCCCCTTCTATCGTAAGTACATAAAGCAAATGCAACTGTACTTATACGGAAACGGGGAAGAAGCCGGCCTTTTTATTATTAGCGATTTCCGCAACATCAAGGTGTTTATTGTTTATTTGGACTTTGGACTCTGCGAGCAAATCCTAAAACAACTGGAACGCTGCTGGGACTATGTGAAAGCCAAAAAATATCCTGACCCGATAGACCGCCCGGACGTTTGCCAGTACTGCCCGTTTGAATTCCTATGCACCAAGACCACGGTCAACCAAGGCGCATCCTTCTTGGAAAGCGAAGAGTTGGAACAGAACGTCGCCCGGTGGCTGGAACTAAAACCCATGAAGGCCGAATTTGAAGCCCTAGACAAAGCCATTAAGGGTCCGCTCAAAGACAAAGACATTTTGAACGCGGTAATTGGCACGAAATACCAAATCGTCGGACGCAAACAGAAGCGCACCACCTATGACACTAACCTGCTCACGGACGAGCAGCGCGAAGCCATAAAACAGGAAACATCCGTCACGGTCTATAAAATTAGCACGTTGGAGGAGACCAAATGAACATAAAAAGAAGAGGACTCATGCAAAACGTATTGGGGCTCGTTGGGGCCATTGCCGCTATTCAAGCAGGCATAAAAGCCTGCTATATTGTAGACGACCGCATAACGGTTTTACAGCGAAACGACGGTTCTTATAGCTTTAAAGACCACTACACCGGACAGGAACCAGCGCAAAATGTACAAGACCAAATTATTAAGGAAATACAGGAGCGCAAATTATGAAAGTGAAACCGTGCCCGCATTGTAAGAAAGTAAAGCCGGTGGAAGAATTTAACCGCCGCAAGAGTAGCAAATCCGGCAGACAAAGCTGGTGCCGCGCCTGCCAACACGGGTACAACGAGGAATACGAGCCCATCCGGGAAGCACGCCAAAGCGAACTTGACGGCAAATTCCACGTGACCCGCTACCCTAACGGGGTGACCGTGTATAAGCACAAGGACTTCAAACCATTATGAAAGAAAGCGCATTCCAAACAAACGTCGTCCGCATGCTAAAAGGCCAAGGGTTCTTTGTTTTTGCCGTACCCAATGGCGGCTCCCGGCACTATAAAGAAGCCGCGCACCTAAAAGCACAGGGCGTCATGGCAGGAGTGGCTGACCTCGTAATCTGCCTGCCAAAAGGGAAAGTTCACTTTGTGGAACTAAAAAACCTAAACGGAAAAGGCCGCCAAAGCCCCGCACAGAGGGCCTTCCAAGAGACTGTGGAATACTTGGGCAACCAGTACCACTTGTGGGCTTCGTGGGCCGATGTGGAGCGGTTTATGAACGACCACCGCAAAGAAGCCAAAAGTATGGAAGACGACCTGAAAGTGGGAGGGACCGATTAATGAAGATACCCTACATTAAAATATACACCGCAGACCTGCTGGCAAAAACGCGTCGGTTAAGCCCCCAAGAAATAGGGGAAGCGGTTATTGCGGCCTGCGAAATGGCCTTTGAAGGAAGCACCGAATATAAACCTGCCCAAGCAAATGCACAAGCATTTTTTAATATGCTTAATGACTGGACGGCGGAAAGCAAAGACGCGCTGAAAGCACAACGCACACGCGCCAAAAAAGGAGCGCAAGCACGCTGGCAAAAAAGCGAGGTTTTAGACGGTACCCAAGCATTTACAAAAGAAATGCCAAAGCAAAGTTTTACTCAATGCCATACAGAAACAGAAACAGATACAGAAACAGATGTAAAAGAAACTAAAAAGAAAAGCGAGCCGGAATCTTTGTTGCCCAAACCACCACAAACCTTACGGGATGCCGTGTTTGACCTTTTCTGGGCGGCCTACCCAAAGCAACGGGCCGGGGCCAAAGACAAAGCACGCTCGGCCTTTTACGCCGCCCTCAAACGGCACAAAGAACTTAACGCCGTGCAGCTCGTGAACAAGGCCAAAGAATATGCCAAATCGGACGAGGTGGCGCGCGGCTATGCCAAGGGCGCGCAAGCGTGGCTAAATGACGACCGCTTTTTGCAGGAATACAAACTAGCCGGAGCGAACACGCAGGGGAGCCCCAACGCGCTACAAGAAGCGAGAGCCCGCGGAAACGCGCTTATTGACCGAATGTTTGGAGGAAAAGAACAATGACACTAACCTGCCCCCATTGCCAAAAGCCGTACATTGAAAAAGAATTTACCGTCGGCAACTATAGCAGCAAAATCCCCTATCCGCAATGCGACTGCGAAAAGAAAGAAATGGCCCGGTTGGAGGCCGCCGAAAAAGAACGGGAACGCTTGCGCCGCATAGCGGCCCTCAACCTGCCCGCAATTTTTGAACCATTCCGGCTCAAAGACCTGACTTGTGAACACGCCGCGGACGCGCAAATCTACGTGGAAGGGTTCACTCCGCGCAAAAGCAAGGGGCTTTTTATCTACGGTCCGAACGGAAACGGAAAGACCACGCTCGGAGCGGTAATTTGCAAGGAACTTGCCTATCGCGGACGCAGGGTTCTTTTTACCACCATGACCAAGACCCTAAACGCCATGCAGGAAGGCGGCGGATACAACCAAGCAGCCAGCGCAACCAAGGTACTAAAAGACCTGACACTGTATGACTTTGTGCTTTTTGACGATTACGGGCGCGAGAACTACACCCCCCTGCGGCTGCAAAATGTTTTCCAAATTGTGGACCAACTCTACACGCACCGGACGGTGTTTGCCGTAACGGTCAACCCGGAGTGCATGGGCCGGCTGCAGAATTACCCCGAGCTGGAAGCGATTAAGGACCGTATGGCGCAAGTGCTGATGAGTTGGGCCTTTACGGGCCCAAGTTTACGGAGGACGAATAAATGAGCGAGAAAAGGATTTATTGCATTGAGGTCAGTGGCGAGTGTCAACATTTGATGAATGTAAACCGACCGTCATTAGCACATCTTTGCGGAAGTTCATTAGGGCTTTACTGTACAAAAAATTTTTGCTGGAAGCCGATTACCAAAGACGCTTGCAAGAATTGCAAAGAAGGTAAGTATCAAGGCTTTACTAGAAAACAGGTCATTCATAAAATAGCAAAGGCAATTTGCAAAACAGATGGAGAGAGTTGCATAACTTGCGGTTTTAACTGCAACGAAAAAGGCTGTAAGCAATATTTGAAATTTGGAAACTATATCACTCAAGCCGAAGCGGTATTGGAAGATATATTGGAGGGTCACAATGACAAAAGATAGATTTAGATTTAGAATACCGATTACAAACCTAGACGGGGTATTTGATAGATTTATTTTTTGCGATGTTTATCACGAGCCTATCCATTTTATTGGGAGTGCTATATTTTTAACGCCCGAACAATGCACAGGGCTAAAAGATAAGAACGGACGGCTTATTTACGAGGGCGATATTGTTAAAAGACATTCAAAATATAGCGAAAATGAAAAGGATGTTGTATTACAGGTGGAATGGAACTGTAAAGGTGCTCGCTATATAACTACAGACAAAAAGCACGACAACTGGATTTTTTCAATGTTTGACTATGAATATGAAATACTAGGCAATATCCACGAAAACCCTGAACTTTTGGAGGCAAACAATGGCAAATAAATTGAACCCGTGCCCTTTTTGCGGAATTGATGCCGGGGAAGTATTTGATATGGGGAATTTTTACGTTTCCTGTTGCGAATGTGAAGCACAGGGGCCTTGCCGAGAAACAAAAAAAGAAGCCATAGAAGCGTGGAACAGCCGCGCAGGGGAGTAGCAATGAAGCCCATAATTGACGTCTGTTGCGGTTCGCGGATGTTTTGGTTTGACCGAAAAAATCCAAAAGTTGTTTTTATGGACAACCGAACGGTAGAACAAACCCTTTGCGACGGACGAAAACTTGAAATAAAGCCGGATGTGGTAGGCGATTTCCGCCACATCCACTACCCGGATAACACATTTTATTTGGTTGTTTTTGACCCGCCGCACCTGCTCCGAGCCGGGCCAAAAAGTTGGTTGGCGGCAAAATATGGGAAATTAAGCCAGGACTGGAAGGAAGACCTAAAACAAGGATTTGCAGAATGCATACGCGTGCTTAAACCAAACGGGACGCTTGTTTTTAAGTGGAACGAGGAACAAATCAGCTTGGCAAAAGTTTTTCCCTTATTTGGGTTATCCCCACTATTTGGGCACCGCCGTGGAAAGACCCTATTTTTAGTTTTTTTGAAACAGGAGGACTTATGACAAGATACACCAAAAAACCCGTGACCGTGGAAGCCGTACAATTTACCAGCGACAACTGGCAGGAAATACAAAGATTTGTGCCGGAAAGCGTGCGCATTTACGACATGAACGGTTTTAGAATAAAAACGCTGGAAGGCGAAATGAAGGTCAACACCGGGGACTTTATCATTAAAGGCGTAAAGGGCGAATTTTACCCCTGCAAGCCGGATATTTTTAAGCAAACCTATTCACCGGATGAAGCGTGCGTGCAGCCCGAAAACTGCCCATTTTGCAACGCACCCGGAACGGACGTGCACATTGTGCAAGGGAACCCGCGCTATTGCAAATGCTACGTTTGCGGAGCGCAAGGGCCGCTTGGAAACACGGACAGCGAAGCCGTCGTCTTTTGGAACGGGCGCGCGGTGGAGGAATAATGCCTAAAACCTTGCATTTGACGCTTACTTACCATTGGTGGGATAAGATAGCCAGCGGCGAGAAAATGGCCGAATACCGCCGGTTTACGGCGAACTGGCGAAAACGATTAGCGGACGTGCGCCCCGGGGATTTGGTAGTATTCCACCGGGGCTACACCAGCCGCACGCTTACCCGCCGGATAGAGCAAATCCGCGTCATATCCGGATCGGACTTGCCCAACGAGGTATATCAGTTTTTCGGATGCCCGAACGAAAGCCAGTTCTTTGAAATAGCACTTGACAATGGGGGTCATTGTGCTATAATATGAGTACCCACAAGTAGTGCCTAAAAAACCATAGACCGATTAAGGCGAAATTTCGCTTTAAGAGGTCTTTTTTTGTGGGTAAAAAAGACATAAAGTACGACCAGCACAACTACCGGGACCACGACGAACGCAACCTGTCGCTCATTAAAAAGAGCATACAACGCTGCGGAGCCGGGCGGTCTATTTTGCTGGATAAAAACGGCGAAATCATCGCCGGAAACGCTACCTATAAAACCCTGCAAGAACTCGGCATCCCCGTCAAAATCATACCCACCGACGGAAAAACAGCCATTGCCTTACAAAGAACGGACCTTGATACCAACAGCCGCAAGCGCAAAGAACTGGCGGCCTTTGACAATTCCACCTCGGACGGCGTCCGCTGGAACGCGGACAACCTCGCCGCAGATTTTGACCTGGCAGAACTGCCACAGCTAGGCATTGAAGGCCTGCAAAGCGTAGAACCTGAACCTGAAGAAATTGTGGAAGACGAACCCCCGGAACTTGGCGAAGTACCCACTCGCACCAAACCGGGCGACGTTTGGCAGTTAGGAACCCACCGGCTGCTGTGCGGCGACAGCACCGTCCCAACGGACGTGGCGAAACTAATGGAAGGCGAAACAGCCGACCTGCTACTGACAGACCCACCCTACAACGTAAACTACGAATCAGCAGACGGAAAAACCATAGAAAACGACCACATGGGGGCCGCTGCATTTTTGGAATTTTTGACAGCTGCTTTTGCCACCGCAAATGAATTTTTAAGACTCGGCGGAGCCTTCTATATTTGGCACGCGGACTCGGAGGGCTACAACTTCCGCACCGCAGCCAAAAACATCGGCTGGCAAATACGCCAATGTCTGATTTGGAACAAAAACTGCTTTGTGCTTGGACGGCAGGACTACCAATGGAAGCACGAGCCCTGCCTGTATGGGTGGAAAGACGGTGCTGCTCACTTTTTTGTGGACGACCGCACCCAAAGCACCGTGTTTGAAGACAAGGGTGTGGACTTTAAGAAATTAAAAAAAGAAGAACTGGTCCAACTTTTGCAGAACATTTGTGCCGCCAAAGTAAGCACCAGCGTCATTGACTGCGACAGACCCAGCCGCAGCGAAGAACACCCCACCATGAAGCCGGTTAAACTGCTGGCCCTGCAAATCCGCAACAGTTCCCGCATGGGCGAAATTGTACTGGACCCATTCGGTGGCTCGGGAAGCACGCTCATTGCCTGCGAACAGCTAGGCCGCAAGGCACGGTTGGTAGAACTGGACCCCAAATACTGCGACGTGATACTGAACCGCTGGGAAAAATTAACGGGAGGAACCGCAACACTATGCAAATAACCGAGTACGTCACCCTAGGACACCCGGACAAAGTGGCCGATTACATATCCAGCCACATTTTAGACCTCTACATGGAAAAAGACCCGCAAACGCGCTACGCGGTAGAGTGCCAAATCAAAGGAAACGTAGTCAACCTAGCGGGCGAGGTTTCCAGCAAGGCCCATTTTACCCCGCGTCAGTTGGACTTGTTTGTGAAAGCAGCCGTGGCACAAATCGGCTACACGCCGGCCTATCAAAAACGCTGGGGCAAAGAAAACACCATTTGCGCGAGCGACCTGAAAATCAACGCCTACATCAGCCAGCAGAGCCCAGACATCGCACAAGGCCTGGACGGCTGGGGCGACCAAGGCGTCTTTTTTGGCGCCGCGTGGCCGACCGCTTCCGGCTTTCCGGCAGAAAAACTACTGGCAGAAAAGATAGGACGCGACCTAGCCCAAAACCCCAACCTCGGCATTGACGTCAAAACCTTGGTGGTTACGGACGAAGGACAAATTAAGCGCATTGTCATTGCCGTGCCGGTACTTAATGAAAAGGACCTTGCCAACCAAACCATTTATGACCTCTACCGGACGCTGGGAAAGGACGCGGAAAAGAAAATCATTATAAACGGCACCGGGACCTATCAAAAGCACGGACCCCTTGCCGACTGCGGAACCACAGGACGCAAACTGGCCGTGGACTTTTATGGCGGGTTTTGCAAAATCGGCGGCGGCAGCCCGTGGACCAAGGACGGAACCAAAGCGGACCTGACCTTGAACCTTTACGCACGCTACCTAGCCAAGCAATTTATAAAGAAAAACAACTGGAACGTGCCGGTTTTTTGCGATATTGCCTGCGCTATCGGCAGGCGCGACATTGACATCTGCCTGCATGACGGACAGGGCACGATTTACAAACGCTATACGGAGCGCAAGAAACCGCAGGACCTAATAAAGAAATTTAAGCTGGACACCCCTATCTATGCGCATTTGTGCCGGGAGGGGCTGTTTAGCGGGATTTAATTATGGCGAACGAAAAGAACCTGCGGCCTTTTAACACTTTGACAGAGAGCGAGCAGAGAAGAATTCGCAGAAAAGGCGGCAAGGCGAGCGGAGCCAAACGGCGGCAATTAAAGACCCTAGCAGAAGAACTGCGGGCGCTTTTAAGCGTAGATATTGTGGACCTCAAAGGACGCAAAATGAACACTCAAACCGCTATCAGCACCGCGCTTATTAATGCCGCCATACACGGGGACGTGAAGGCTTTTAATGCCATACGCGACACCCTAGGACAGAAACCCACCGAGAAGGTGGAAACAAACGTGTCCTTGACGAGCAACTGGGAAACGACATGCAAGAAAAGCAAAAAGAAGTAGAAGTAAAGGTCATTATTCCTTATACGCCGCGCTATCCGCAAACGGAAATACATCCGCAACTGGAAGCGCACCGCTTTTGTGTGCTCGTTACCCACCGCCAAATGGGTAAAACTGTCTGTGCCATAAACCACCTCATCAAAATGGCCCTAACCAACCCCAAGCCGCAAGGGCGTTATTTCTATATTGCCCCCTTTTTGAAGCAGGCGAAAATGATTGCCTGGGATTACTTGCGCCACTACACAGCCCCCTATTTGAACGTGAATATCGGTACCGAAGCAGAACCACACCGCATTTGCGCGCTACGCATAAACGAGCAAGAAACCAGCGTCACGCTCCCCAACGGCTCCTTTATTCGTGTTTGCGGAGCAGATAACCCCGACGCCTTGCGCGGTACCTACGCGGACGGTGTAGTGCTGGACGAGTACGGCGACATGCGCCCCGACGTCTACACGGAAATTATCCGCCCTATGCTCGTGAGCCGCAAGGGCTGGTGCGTATTTTTAGGAACCCCCAAAGGGCAAAACCAATTTTTTGACGTATATTGCCACGGTGTGGAAGCGCACGCGCAGGACCCGGACGGCGAGTGGTGGGCCGGAATGTACCGTGCCGACGAAACCGGCGTGATTGCCCCAGAAGAACTCGCCAAAATCAAGGCACAAACGCCCGACAATACCTACCGGCAAGAGTACCTGTGCGACTTTGCCGCAGCCGCAGAAGACGCCCTGTTCCCGCAAACCGTAATAGATATGGCAGCCAAAAACGACCTGCCCTACACCGGCGGCGAGCGCGTGGCGGCCCTAGACATTGCCCGCTATGGCGCTGACAGCAGCGTGCTAAAAATTTGGGAATACGCGGGCCCTTTGAAATGGAAAGAGGTTGCCACCGAAGAGTGGAACGGAAAAGACACGATGTACACCGTGGGCCGCGTAGCAGAAGCAGGCCGCTCGTTTCGTTTTAACCGCCTTATTGTGGACGGCGACGGCGTAGGTGGCGGCGTAATAGACCGCCTCAAAGAGGTTGCAAAATTTACCGTTTTTGAATTTAGGGGCGGCGCGACCGCCTCCGACCCGGCACGCTATGCAAACAAGCGCGCGGAAGCATACGACGCCCTGCGCGAACTGATGGCAAAGGGCTACCTGCAAATCAGCGACCGGGCCACTTTGACGGAACTGGCAACGGTTACTTATTCGTTTAACTCGTCCGGGCAAATGAAACTTTTTAATAAAGAAGAATTACGCAAAAAAGGCGGCAAAAGCCCAGACCACGCGGACGCGGCCATGATGAGCACCGTGCTATTTAAGAAAGCCAAACAGGTGCATTTTAGAGCGCAAAACGCAGGCGACCTGACCGCGCAAAGCGACTTTATTTTTTAGCAAAGGAGGAGTATATGAGTAGTTGGTTTAGTAAAAGTTTTTTACCGACAGTTATCGGAGGGGTTGGTGGGTTTTTAATGGGCGGCTATACCGGTGCAGCTGTTGGGGCTGGGCTGGGGGCATATTCCGGCTATCAGACAGATAAAACGGAAAGAGAGCAGAAAAAAGCTGCCAAAAAAATGGAAGAAGAAATGGCTAAAAACGAGGTCAAGCCGACCATTGTGGACGACAGCCGCCAACAGGAAGAGCGGCGCAAACGCAACCAACTCAAACAAGGAAGCGCAAGCACCGTGCTGGCGGGCGACTACCGGCAAAGCGCCGCTAAACGATTACTAGGGGAATAACTATGGACACACGGCAGCAGAAATTATATGACGACATCAAAAGACGTTTGACCGCCATGGAAACACGCCGCTACGGCTACGAGCGCGTGTGGCAGCGTGCTGCCGAACTGGCGGACCCCAAAAATGCCAATTTTACCGTGGAATACGGCCCCGGAGGTTTTAACAAAGGGACTAAAAAGACCGACAACACCGTGGCACAGGCCGTCCCCAAATGGGCGTCGGCCATTGACGGTTTAACCACGCCTAAAACCCAAAAATGGCACGGGCTGGCAACGTCTGACGAATATTTGAACGACCGCTACGCCGACTGGCTGGAACGCCAATGCGACAAACTCTTTGCTATCCGCTACGGCGCAGGCTCCAACTTTGCCAACGCCCACTATGAGAACTTGAAAAACATTGCCATTTACGGAGCCGGCCCTTTTAGTGTTACGGAAAAATACGGCTACGGCATATCCTACCGCGCGTGGCCTGTGCGGGAATTTTACACCGAACAGAACGCCGACGGCGAGGTGGACGTTTTCTTCCGTAAATTCAAATTAAACAAACGCCAAACCCTGCAACAATTTGCCCAAAATACACCCCGGCAAATTATCGTAAGCGACGATTTGAACAAAGAGTGGGAATTTTTGCACGCCGTCTATCCAAACGACGATTATCAGCCAAGACGATTAGACCCCACGCACCGCCGCTACGCGAGCGTGTACGTTTGCCTTTCCACCCACGAAATCGTGGAAGAAAGTGGCTACAACGTCTGCCCCTTTTTCTACCCGCGCTATGACGTATTTGCTAGTTTACAGGAACCGTACGGCTACTCGCCGGTTATGCAACTGATGCCGGAAGTGCGCACGCTGGCGGCTATGATGAGGACCAACCTCAAAACCGCCCAAAGAGCCAGCGACCCGACGTGGCTGCTTGCCAATGACGACATCATAAACGCGGCCCGCGTGGGCGTACCCAACGCCATTATTCCCGGCGGACTAAACGAAAACGGGCAACCGCTCGTCGCCCCTATGCAAGGCCCCAACGCCATGCCGTTTAGCTTGGAAATGCTCCAAGATATCCGCAACACCATAAGAGAAGGATTTGAATTAAACCTGTTTACGGTGCTGGTCAACCGACCCGATATGACGGCAACCGAGGTTTTACAACGCGCACAGGAAACAGCAACCCTTTTAAGTCCCACGACAAGCCGGTTAGAAAAGGAACTCCTGTCCGGCGTGATTACCAAGGAGCTGGAAATCTGCACGCGTGCCGGACAGTTGGAGCCTATGCCGCCCGAAATGGCAGAAGCTATGGCCAGCGGGCAAGTGTCCCTGCAGGTACGCTACGAAAGCCCTATCCGCAAGGCACAGGACGCAGGCACGGGAGCCGCCATTTTACGCACCGTGGAACTTGCCGGAGCCTTACAACCCTTTGACCCCAGCATTAAAAACTTAATCAACGCGCCGCGCATTTTGAAAGAAATCGCCAAGGTGTACGGCGCACCCGTCAAAATCTTCAATACGGAAGAAGAAAAGGCGGCTGCCGATTTAAGCGACGCACAACTGGCACAGGCCCAAGCCATGCTTGCTGCCGCGCCGGTAATCGGCAAGACGGCGAAAGACCTGGCCGACGCCCAGCAGAAAACGGGCACGCAAGTGAGGTAAAACATGAACAAACTACTCACGCTGTATCAGCGATTATTTAGAAAGCGGCTCGCCTATAAAACGGTGTTTGACCCCGCTAAACCGGAGGTCAAAATCGTACTGGCAGACCTTGCCAAGGTATGCCCGGCAAACCCCGCACGCGGAACCGGCGCACCCATAGACGAAAAGAAGGTTTTTATTAATATCGGACGGCGGGAGGTGCTAAACCACATACTGGCTATGACCAACCTGCCGGACGAAAAATTAAATGCACTCGCACAGGAGGAAGAACAATGAGTGAACCGACCAACACGGCAGCCGACGCCTTGACCGGCGGAAGCGAGCCAACCAACCCGACGGAACCTACCAACCCGACGGAACCTACCAATCCGACGGAACCGACGAACCCGACAAACCCCCAACCGACCGACCCCAAACCGCAAGTGCCGGACGGATATGTGGCTTTGCCGACCGATAAATCCACGCCGGAAGAACTCGCCGATTTTTACAGCAAACTCGGCAGACCCGAAAGCGCGGACAAATACGGCATTGAACTCACTAACGACGAAGGAGCCGCTGCCAGCAAAGCATTTGCCGACGCCGCCTTTAACGCGGGCCTGACCAAAGCCCAAGCCGAAGCCGTAGCCAAAGCGTCTAACGACTTTGTGGCCCAAAAAATGGAAGCGTACCGCGCCGAGCAGGACAAACAAATGAAAGACCTGCAAACCGCGTGGGGGGCTGATTTCAATAAGAACACCGAAATTGCCCGCCAAGCCGCCCGCCAATTTGGACTGGATAACAAAGAAACGCTGGCCCGTTTGGAAAGCGCGCTGGGCAGCAAAGCCCTTATGGAACTTATGCACAAAATCGGTTCTGCTATCGCTGACCCCGCCCTCAAAGGCGTAGGCGCAGGCAGGAACCCCGTGAGCGCCAAAGCGTACACCCGCGAAGAAGCCGCCGCCAAAATGAAGGAACTGCAAGCAGATAAGGCCTTTGGGGCCAAATTTATGGCAAACGACCCCGAAGCCAAAAAACTGTTTGAAGAGGTTTCCAACGCTATGGCAGGAGGAAACTAACTATGCCACAACAGGAAAGAGTGACCCGCGGACAGTTTATGCGCTTCTTTCAAATTGCTATCCGGCGCGGACCGGGCGGACTGCGCAAGGACTGGCTCTATACCCACCTTAAACCCATGGTGGATAACCTAGAAGCCGATTTGATAGACGACGGCGTCCTTACCCCAAAAGACGCCAAAAACGCCCCGCAGAAGCCGGAAGAAAAACCTGTGGAGCAAGTACAGCAGGAAGAGGTCAAAACCGAAGCACAGACCGAAACCAAGCCCGTCAAAGAGCCGGAAGAAAAACCTGCCGAACAACCGGCTAAAAAAGCCGGCAAAAACGATTTAGGGGATGACCCTAAAAAGCCCGCGAGGAAGGGCAAAAAATAAACCGGGCAATTAGCCCAAGGAGAGAATAAATGAGCTTAACACCGAGCGACTACGCAGGCATTGAGAATCATCAAATTACGTTGAAATTCGCAAATGCCCTGCAACTTCTCGCCCAGCAGACCGTTTCCAAACTGGAAAGTTGTGTGACAGTAAAAAGCGGGCTCAAGGGCGCAACCGTTTCCCCAGCAGACCAACTGGGCACGTTTAGTACGAAAACGCGTGAAAATCGCTACGAAGAAACCCCTGCGGTTAACGTATCGCGCACGCGCCGCTGGTACTCGCCGACGATGAAGCACGGGGCCTACATTATTGATACCTTTGACAGTATCAAAATGGACTTAAACCCCCAAGAAGGCATCGTCCAATCCATGCTTGCGGCCTACCACCGCGACATTGACGCGACGATTTTGGCGGACTTTTTTGCCGCGAACAAAGTGGGTAAAGACGCTACTTCCACGGCAAATTTTGATACCACCAACATCGTTGCCAAGACGGACGCTTCCGGCGATGTCTTGGGAAAAATTGCGTTGGCTATTTCCAAACTGCAAGAAAAAGACGTGGACATTGAACAGGAAGAAATTTACATGGTAGTACCGCCTTCCGTAGAAACCGCGCTCAAAGATGCCGGCTTCTATGTGTCGTCCGACTACCAAGACAACAAGGTTTTAACCGGCAAAAAGCTCACGCCGTATGGGGGCGTGAACTTTGTGCGCTATAACCTTGCTAAAACCAACATTGGGTCCACCGAAACCTCCAACAACGTCTATCGCTGCCCGATTTTCTGCAAATCCGGCGTCGGTTTAGGCAAATGGGAGGATTTCGTCGTTTCCGTAGATAAGCGCGCGGACCTTTCTAACGCGACACAAATCTACATGGAATATGCCCTTGGTGCGACCCGTTTGGAAGAAGCAAAATGCGCCGCGATTGACTTTGCGGCCTAATGGTTGTTTTCCTCCCGTGCGTGCTAGGGTACGTGCGGACGGTAGAGGGGGCCGAAAGACCCCTTCTACCCAAACTAAAAAGGCGGGATTATGCAGTATTTAACTGACTTACAAATTGCCAATAAAGCACTAACCAAACTGGGGCTGCCTACCATACAGTCCTTTGACAGCCAAGAAGAAGCCGCACGCCTTGCCGGGGACATTTTTGGCACGGTGCGCGACTTTGAACTGGCAACCTACCCGTGGGCCTTTGCCATTAAACGCGCGGAGTTGCCCGCACTTGCGGACGCCCCCGCCTTTGGGTATCAATTCCAATACGCCCTGCCTGTTGATTTCTTGCGGCTGGAAGGCATTTACAACTACGGTGGCGATAGTAAAAATGCCTATGAACTGGAAGGAAATACCCTGCTCACAAATATCGGCGCACCCCTGCAAATTCGCTACATCAGCCGGGAATTGAACCTAGTAAAATGGCCCCCGTATTTTGTAGAAGCACTCGCCACCAAACTGGCCTATGAAATGTGCGAACGGCTAAAACAGGACCCGCAGCGAAAAAGCATCCTGTGGCAAGAATACCAAGCCATTATCGGCACCGCTAAACGCTGCAACGCTATCCAACTGGCCGTTAAAGACATGCGGCCCGGTTCGTGGGAACTGGCACACGATGAGGAGTAATTTATGGGAATTCGCGTCAATGCAGCCTTAAACCAATTTAACAACGGGCTGGTCAGCCCCGAACTGGAAGCCCGCACCGAAATGCAGGTGGCGGCTTATTCCTGCCGCCAGTTAGAAAACGCCAGCGTTGAGGTCGCGGGCGGTGTGCATAGAAGGGGCGGCAGCGTATATGTGAAAAACTACGGCGGAGTTACACAGAAAAAAGGCTGGGGCCAATGGGAGCGAATGTCCTTGCCGGCGAGGGGGGTTATCCCTTGCGCGTACATAAACGGACAATATATCGCTTCAGGCCCCATAAGAACAATAGGAACCTCTCAGCAAGTTTATGACACTATGTATGTGTCTAGCGATTTGAAGCACTGGGAGGCGCGTTCCATTGATACAAAATTATATTATTATTCCTATTTGCAGTTTACGCAGGTAGGACCCGCTTTGTTTTACAACAATTACTACACCACTGACGGCACGCATTGGACGATGTCCGCTGACGTTAGCCACGACCCCGCTTATTATAAAAGTGTGAGCTACAACAATGGCATATATTTATACGTTACCAAAAAACTATTAAAAATATCCACGGACCTGAACACTTGGAGTGAGGTGCCACTACCCACCCTGTCCGCCCGCCCGGCATATAATGACGACGGCCCAACTATATATGCTTCTTTTGTGGCAAACAATACCTTCTTTTTATTTTTATCGCAAACTGAAAAAACCAACGAAACGGAAAGAGGGTACAGAGATTATGATTATGTGTTAACCAGTAGCGACGGCACCAACTGGCAGGTCCATGTGACGCAAATGAGTTTTGCGAACTTTAAAAGAGATGGCTCAACTATGGCGTATGAGGGCGGTAAATACCTGCTGTTTGCAAATGGCGGAAGCCGTTTGTCGTCGCTGTTTGAAAGTGCGGACGGATACGCGTGGACTGCGGTATCTTTCAAATCCATAAATAGCTACCTCCCACTAAATATGACCGCCGGACAGGACACCGTATATGTTTTGCTTTCAAACAAAGATACCACCCAAAACAAAAGGGAACTTTATAAAAGCACTGACGGCGTCAACTGGGAGGCAGACGCATTCCAGCCGGCGAGTGTAGCCTATCAAATTTGTCCTTATACTTTCGTGGGGGATACTTTTTTCATTCGCGTTTATAGCGACGAAATCTACAAAAAACAATATTATAGTGCATCCAGCACCATAGACGGTACAAAAGCCGTACTCGTTCCCTTTGTAGTCAATCGCAATACTGCCTATGTGTTGGAGTTTGGCAATAAATATGTGCGCTTTTACAAAGACCATGGTCAAATATTGTCCGGCGAAGAACAGGGGCTGGTTGTTGCGACGCCTTACTCTTTAGAAGATTTGTTTGACAAGGAAGAACGGTCTCGGCTCGCCAGCGTGCAAAAAAATGACGTGCTTTATTTATTTCACCCGGACTATCCTGCCCATAAGTTAAAACGTACGGGGCGGTATAGTTTTGCAATAGAGCAGGTCCATTTCAAAAACGGCCCGTGGGAAAACATATCCAAAAACGGCATCAAACTAAGAGTGGATAAGCAAACAGGAACCGCCAATGTTTATGCCTCTAGTGATTTTTTTACCGAAGATATGGTCGGGCGTTTTGTACGAATTTATCACACAAATATAAATACGTTTGTTTGGCAAGCAGGAATGAGTGTGGTTGCAAACACTGAGTACAAGTCGGACGGCAAATTTTATACTTCAACCATCCAAGGAACTGCCGGCAACGTAAAACCAACCCATACCGAAGGCTCCGCTACCGATGGAAGTATGCAGTGGACTTATGTCCATAGCGGGTACGGCAGCGGAAAAATTACGAAAGTAGTCTCTGCCACGCAAGCAGTCGTAACGGTAGTAGAAACCTTCCCGGCTAGTGTTTATAATGCTCAAGGTTCTTCTGCTAATGCAAGTGAAACGTGGCAATTGTCTATGGCACAAAACCCCGTTTGCGGCTGTTTTTACAAAGACAGGTTATTGTTAGGTATAAACGGCGCAGAAGGACCTGTCGTTGCATTTAGCAAAACCGGGGATTATGAAAATTTTGACGACCAAGAATTTGGCGAACAACTAGCAAACTGCGCTATGAAACTGCCAGTTTTAACGGAACTAAGCGAAATTCAATGGCTCTCTGCGAGGGAAAGCCTGTATGTCGGAACAGCCGGAGCCGTAACAGAAATTGCGCCGCAGACGACGTCAAGTGCTTTTGGCCCGGAAAACATCACCTATAACACTATTACCCGCATTGGCAGTAACTGTTTGCCCCCAATTTTACTGGGCGGAAGCGAACTCTATGTTGGCGCGGAAGGCAAAAGCATTTATGACCTGTTGTACGTCAATGACAACCAAGCATATGACCCGCAAGAGGTGTCCCTGTTGTCGGCCACGTGGCTAAAAAAGGGCCTAAAAGCGTGGGCCTTACAGTACAACCCGGACCGCATTGTCTGGTGCGTAGTAAAGGACGGTTCGCTGCTGGGCCTGACTTACAACAACAGCCAGCAGGTGCGTGCTTTCCATAAACACACCACCAAGGGCCAGTTTATAAGCGTGGCCGTAATACCCAGCCCAGATGGACAAACAGACGAACTGTGGGCCATTGTGAAGAGAAAACTAAACGGTGCGGACACCTACTGCGTGGAATATTTCCGCGACGGACTCCCGCTGGATATTCCAGCCAGTTATACCGAAGACGAGCAGCAGGCATTCCGGCTAAAATACGCCTACTATGTGGACTGCGGCAAACAGATTACAAATGACACCGCCAGTGCCAGCGTGAACGGACTAACATGGCTTGCGGGCGAAAAGGTGGACGTGTTGGCGGACGGTATCATTTACCGGGGGCTTACCGTGGGAACGGACGGTACGCTTTTATTACCAAAGGCCGCTACCGTGGTAACCGTCGGGCTGCCTTACGAAACCACCTTTGAACCCCTGCCGGTACACGTGGACGGGGCCAACGGAACCGGCAACGCAAGAGCGCAACGCATAAACAAAATGGTCGTGCGCCTGCTGACTTCCGGTGGCTTTTGGTACGGCGAACGCGAAAACAAAATGGACTTTGCGTCCCTGCGCCGCCCGGAAGAACGGGCCGACGCCATAGCGCTCAAAAGTGGGGACCTGTTCTTAAATTGGAACGGCAGCCAAAGCCACAACGATGTGCTGGGGCGCGACATACCCAACGCCACCGGCGCACGAATGATTTTTAAGCAAAAAGACCCGCTGCCTTTGCGCATTTTGGCAATTTATCCGCAGCTGGAAATTACAAACGATTAAGGAGCGAACTATGTGGGGAATGATATTCGGGCAAGCCATGCAGGGCATTATGAATATGTACGGCGCGCACCAACAAGGAAAACAGAACGCGTCTATGTACGCCTTCCAAGCCCGACAGGACGAAGAAAATGCCCGTGCTGTGTCCTTAGAAACATCGCTGGCAGAAGATACCATGCGCAAACAGAACCGTAAGCAACTGGGCGAATTAGAAGCACGGCTGGCAGAGAACGGGCTTTCCGGCAGTACCTTTGACCGCGTATTCAGCGACAGCGCGTCTAACCTAGAACAGGACGCACTCAACTTGCGATACGAAGGACAGAGCCGCTGGCGCAACTATAAAAATAGCGCGGCTATGAACCGCTACGGCGTTACTATGAGCAAGGTCAATGCACGCAATGCCATGTGGCAGGCAGGCCTTAACTCCGCCGTGGGCGCCATGAGCAGTTATGCCATGTACAACGCTGGGAACGCCGCCGCCACGAAAGGAACTCAGTCCTTAGATCCCAAACAGGTCCAAAACATTATGAATTACCAACAGCAATACGCGCCGTGGACGCGCTAGGAGGAAATTATGCCGATACCACCCAAACCAGCCATACAAACCCTAGACCAGCGCACCACTCCGCAAGGCGTGCGCCAAAACCTGCATTTTGACCCCATGACAAACCCCGCCGCCACCTACCAGCAAATCGGCGACAACGTCATGAAGCTAACCGGTGCGCTTGTGTCTGCGCAGGAAAAATACAACGACCTGCGCGTGCAGAATTGGGAAGAACAGCTCAACAACCAGTACAAAGAAATGAACAATAAACTGGCAGCCAGCCAAAACCCTCAGGAATATGACGCCATTGTTAAGGACACCTTAAGCCAAATGCAGGCAACCGGCAAAGAATACCTCGGCGACAAACTATTTAAAAAATGGGAAGAAACCAAGGGCAACAACTACTATGCCGCCCTGCAAACAGACGTCACAGGCCAAAAGATAGGCCTTATGCAGAAGCTCAACTATAAGACCGCGCAGGAAACCACCGAGCGCAAGGCCTACGACTATGCCTATGCCAGCCCGGAAGAAAAGAAAGCCCTTGACGCGGAATACGGCGTCTATTTGGAAACAAACGACTTCACACCCGCCCAAAAGCAGGAACTAAAAACCCAGTACGAAAACCAAAAGGTCAACGGGCAACTGGCCTATATACTAGACAAAGACCCCTCCCAAATTGCCCGCATTGGTACGGACGGTAAAGTGAAAAGCATTATGGACGACCCGGACAAATTCAAAAACCTGTCCGTGGCGGAAAAAATAGAGTGGAAAAACAAAGCCCTGCGTAGACAGCAGGAAACTGCAGGAACCACAAAGGAAAAGAAAATAAATGACTTTTTAAGTAAGTTTAACCAACTATGGCAGGACAACCCCAGCCAAGCGGAACTACTCTATAAGCAACTATTAGAGAAGCCGGCGGACTTTGAAAAGAGCTCCGGCATGACCGCGCAGCAGGTAAAATCTGCCTATTCCTACATGAAGGACGTGCTGGAACAGGGCGAAGCAGGAGCCGAAAAACAAAACAACTGGGCCGATGTACAAATCAAATATAACAGTTTGGGCCTTGACAGCAAGGGCAATTTTCACGCCAAGCAAGGCAGCGTGGAGTACGACCGCCCCACCGTGGAACAACTAACCGACCTAATCAACGTGGTGGACGATGGAATCACGGTTAATGGCTTTGGCAGCGGAAACCGCAAAAACGCCATAGAAATGAAGCGCAACATTATGCACGAAATCGCCACCCAAATCAAAGACGATGATGTGCAACTTTCCAATGCATCCGGCTGGTTTAGCAGCGACACCGTGAGCGAATACATGAAAAAGCGCATAAAAGAGAAACTGGAAAAGGACCTGCATGGGGCCGAAATTCCGGACGAACTGGCAGCGCAACTATATGTGGACACCTTTAACACCTTGCGCCAACGCAACGTCAACCTTGCCGCCACCGATACGGCCAGCAAAGCGCAAGCCAAAGGGGAACTGGGCGTGGTGTATGCCACCCTAATCGGAAACCGCTACCTGATAGACGATAAACAGGTGGGAGCCGTACTGACAAACACCGGTGCGCTGCACAACGTAAGCACCGCCAAGAACCCGAACGCACCCAAACTCAAAGAGCCGCAAGGGTACAAGCCGGAAATGATAAACAACGTGGCCTACATGGTGCGCCGCGACAAAGACGGGAAAATTATTGATAAATATCCCGCTTGGATGAAATAGGAGCAAACTATGAACCTGCCGGAAGAAAGAACCGTTTATTTAGAAAAAGATAACATCAGCGTTAACACGACGTCAAACAACCCAGCGGAGGTGGAGTATTTGACCGCCCTGCAACGCTTTAATAAAAAACGTGACAACTACTTCTCTATGAAGCCCATAGAACAGACCCGCGCAGAAATCGCCCAAAACGCCGTACGTGAGCAGCAAAACAGTTTGCTGGGACAGATGCCGCGCGGAGCCGCCGGAGCCGCTGTGTCGGGCGTACAGACGCTGGGGCGCCTAGGGGTAGGGGCTATCATGCAAGCCATAAATGACACCCGCTACACTTGGGAACGGACCAAACTCACCGACAAATACACATGGGGAAGTGGCAACATTAAACGCGAAAATTACAAAACTGACGAAGAATACGAAGCCGCCAAAGCCAAGTATTACAACGATTTGAACGCCCAAAGCCGCCAACTGGAAGCCATGCACCAAAATGTGGACCGCTTCGCACGCGAGCAAATGCAGGAAATGAAGGAACGCCACGAGAACTGGCTACGCCACACCGGACTTGCCAAAGAAGAAACTGACGGTTTCCTGTACGATTTATCGGCGGGCGGCGCTTCGCTTTTAATGGCCCTGGGCACGGCAGCCATTACCAAATCCCCAGCAGCCACCGCTGCGGTTTTTGGAGCCATACAAGGGCGGCAAAGTTATGAGGAAGCCCTTGCCAATGGCGTCAGCCCGGAAAAAGCCGAAAAAATCGGCCTAGGAGCCGGAGCCGCCGAAGCCATACTTGAAAAGGTGGGGTTGGATTTCTTCCTGCGCGGGCTAAAAGCACGCAGCTGGGGAACCAAACTGGTACGCAACTTTTTAACGGAATCCATACAGGAAGGTAGCCAAGGGGCTGCTAACGAAATCATTATGCAAAACTGGGGCGGCAAAGAAGCCAGCATCCGGCAAACCCTAGAAGAGGTGGCCTATCAAGCCCTTTTAGGCGGACTTACCGGCGCAGGAGCCACCGGCGCACATATCGGAGTGGAAGCCACCATGCGGCGCATTTTCCCACAAGCAACAGCCGCCGCGCAAGGCGTACCCGCCAAAGAGGGCGAAAAATTGACACCCCCCAGCTTGGAACAAGTGCAAGAGCTGGTCCGCGCAAACGAAGGGCGCGAACTAACCTTGCAGGAACGCTACGGGGTTATTCTTGCCAACGGGCAAGCCAAACTGGAAGCCCTCGGTGTGCCGAAAGAAACCGCGCAGCAAATGCTCGCAGGCGTTATTTTGAAGGCCGGCAGCCGCGAAAGTTTAGAAGACGTACAACAAATGCTAAACGACGAAAACAACCCGGCAACCTATAAAAACGGGGACATTTTGGAAAGTGCCAAAGAATTTGCCGAAGCCGTGCGCGGTACGCAAAAAACGCTCACGCCCGAAGAACGCCAACAGGTATATGACATCCGCGACGACGTGCGCGAACGCGCCCTGGAAGCGGGCTACACCGAAGACGAAGCGGAAGCCGCAGCCAACATGCATGAAGCGTTTGCACAGCTGCAATACCAAATATCCGGCGAAACCCCACGCTCGTGGTACGAACGCAACCAGGTGCAGTTTAAGAACTTGCGCACACAGGAAGAGGACACGTCCTTTAATTTTGGAAACAATGCGGATTACGCCATAGACCGCGACGGCCTGCCGGATGACGGACCGCAGGTGGTATTCCAAGCGGCAGCGGCTATGTACCAAAATCCGGCCCAATCCCTCGTTGAATTTGTGGACTTTTACAAAGCCAATAAGGAAAACCCAACTGAACAAAGCAAAAGTTATTACCGGCTGCAGGCACAATCGGGGGCGGCTGTTGACGTACCGTTTAACCGCGTAAAGCACATTGACAAACGCCATCACCTCACGCCGCAACAATGGGCGGCATTAGAAGCGGGACTTGATAACGTGGAGTATGCCTATTACATACCCGGACAAAAAGGGGAAAACAATGGCGTTCCGGTTTTTATTAAAGCCAACACCGAACAGGGAAAAGCAGGGGCTACTTTGGAAATATTACCTAATGGACGTATTCTGTTAAATACCGCTTTTTTTGACAGCGATGCAAACATTGACAACTGGGCAAAAAACGAGCCACTCCAACGCCCTAGCTCCAAAAAGCCGGTTCTCGTTGGCAGTGGCACTCGTAGTATAGCTGATATTGCGGAAAATTTCAAGGCCCAAAACGAGGGACCAAACGTGCTGTTCCAGCCAGCGTGGCACGGAAGCCCCTCCGATTTTGAAAATTTTGACCTTTCGTATTTGGGAACCGGCGAAGGCGTGCAAGCACACGGCTGGGGCGTTTATGTTGCCGCCAGCGAAGAAACCGCGAGAGGATATAAAGAAATGGACGGCGGCTGGAAATACGACGGGGAACACAGCGTCATAGAAGACATCGGCGGTATTGATTACGCCCTGCGAATAAAAAACGGCGAACTGACTATTGAACAAGCGCGTCGTGATATTGAAGGAGCCATAGAAGACAACAGTACACTTATTGAAAAACTAAAAAAACAAGGAACCAAAACCCCCATGGAACAATGGTCCCTCGGACGTATTGAACAAACGCTTGAGCGGGAAAAAAAGGCCCTCGCCGCCATTGATAAATTTGACCCCGACTTGCTGCAACAGGGCAGCGGGCGCTTGTATAGAGTGGATATCCCGGAAAACGACGTGCTGCTTGACGAGCAGAAGACGTTTAACGAACAGCCGGTAAAAGTGAAAAACGCATTAAGGAACATGGCGAAAGACCATAACAGCAAATTATTGAGAGAATCTATTGCTGACAACGAAACGGGCGGAAGTATATACCGCGCTATTGCGGCCGATAATGAGAATTTTCTTAAAGAACACAATGAACAGAGCAGTCCTGTCATAACCTCAAAAAACGCTTCCGAGATTTTACTGTCGGAAGGAGTTAAAGGCATTACATACGAAGGGGCGATAGATGGGCGGTGCTACGTTGTATTTGACGATAAAGCCGTCAAAATTTTAGATAAATTCCACCAGGGCGAAGAAAACCCGCTGGGGCAAACCGAATTCACGGACACCGGCGCGGTTATTACCTTGCTGGAAGGAGCCAACAAAACCACCCTGCTGCACGAGTTGGGGCATGTTTTCCTGCGTGATTTTGAACGATTAGCCGCAGAGAATGACAATGCAGCCACCCGCCATTATACGCAGGTTATTGAAAGTTTCCTAGGCAAAAAGGAAGGCTCTCGCTGGAACCGCGAGCAACAGGAAAAATTCGCACGCACCTTCCTGGAATATATCCGCACCAAAGAGGTGCCGGACGCCCCCGAAATGCGCAGCGTTTTTGACCGTTTCAAGGACTGGCTGCAAGAAATCTACGACGCCCTGGACGGCACCCGGTTTTTTGAAAAGAACGTGAGCCAGGAAGCAAAGGATTTCTTTAATGAGGTGCTAGCCCCGCAAGCCGTACAGGTGCCGGACGCTGCCAAATTCCGTGGCAAGCTGCGACAGGTCCGCCAGGCGGTAGAAGACATTAAACACAACCGACTGCCGCGCGCCGAAACTGGCCTTGCGCTGGCCGACATCAAAGCCCTTTACAGCCAAACCAAACGCCGCATGCCAAAGGCCCCGCAAACCGACCTGTTGCGCGAGCTGCGCCGCCGTGGGGCTAATTACGCAGCTGCCGGACGTATTGACGCCGAAGCGTACCGCAACGCGCGCATTCCCAATAAACCCGACGGGATAGGGGATGATCCGGCCCGCTGGCTAACCGACGCCGGCTATATGGGCGAAGGGTACGGCGAAACCTACGAGTCACAAGACGCCATGGACCAACACGCTTACGACCTTATCCAAGCCGCCCTGGACGGCAAAAAGGTTTATCGTTTAGAAGACCAAACCGCCAGCACACAGCGCGAACATTACCGGGAAGAGCTGGAAATTATAAAAGAGGTATCCGACAACCTGGAAGGCGCACAAGAGGTACTGCGCAAGATTAACGAGATAGAGCGCAAGGGTTACCGCGTTTTAGACCGCGATGACGTGCGCCTGTTGGAAGAAAAACTCAAAGCCACCGAGAAACTGGCCGACACCGAAATTGACAAGCTAAACGGCCTGAAAAAGGATATTGTGGACGAAATCAAAAAGCGCGTGGACGCAGACCAGCTGGAAGCATACCTGGCCCGCATTTCTGTGGCCAAAAACAAAGAAGCCCTGGAAGCAGCCGTGCGCCGCACTATGCTGGCCATAGAAAAGGCCTACGTCAACCGCACGCTTCAAATGCTGAACCTTTTGCAGAACCCCCGGACCAAGGCCACCCTGAAAGAAATACAGACTGCATGGCAGGCCCCGGACGCAGACGAACAACGGGCCGAGCAAATACTGGCGAAGAAAGACGGCGTTGTGAAAAACTACTTAAAAGACGCCTTTGTCAGTATTAGCGACAGGCTGCGTCGCGTAGATAAACAACTGGCCCGCAAAATTGAAGATTTGCCGAGAAAGCGTGTCATGCGCAACAGCCGCTACCGCCAATATTTCGGGGACTACATAACCTATATTTACAAATACGTGGCTAAAAACCCTGAAGATTTTGAACTCCTGTCGTGGGCGCAAATGAACCGCAACGACCGGGCAGAAGCGGAAATCGCTGCCAAGTACAAAGACGTCAAATTAAACGGCAAGAACCTCGCCCAGCTCATAGAAGAAAAGAACGACGGCCTCAAAAAAATATGGGAAGAGGGCGTGAACCATGGCCTGTCTATCGGCTGGTTGGAAGCGTACAACCCGCGCCGCATGGCAAACACAGACGCATTCATTGAATTTTTACAAGGCACGTCGGAGTGGAGTAACATTGACCGCATACTCAAAATAATGGGTGTGGAAAACGGCACAACAGCGGAAAAGGCCATGGCAATAAACAAATATTTTAGAGGTTTTGAACCCAAGGACCTCGCCGCCGCGCAGCCCAGAAATATAAAGCAACGCGACATTATGTACGTTTCAAAGGCACTTAGTAAATTTTATAAGAACTCCTACGAAGCTCTTATGGACTATGCCGACGACATGGCAAAGGCCATAAGCATAAAAGAGGTCTTCGGCATAGGGGAAGACAACCTAGACGACTCGGTCGGCAAACTGGTGCTGGAAGCAAAAGAACGCTACCGGCTATCCTACCGAGAAGAAAAGCTGCTCAAAGACGCTATAACCGCTTTCGTGCGGCCCGCCAGGGCACACCAGGTAGTACACTGGTTTAAGACGTTTGGCTATTTGACCACCATTACCAGCCCTATCAGCACCATTAGCCAGTTGGAAGATATCGGCTTTGCGTGTGCGCAGTGGGGGCACGCCAACACCCTGCGCGCGTGGGGCCAGCGCGGAAAAGGCCAGTGGGTAAAACTGGAACAAATCGGCGCGGAAGTGTACGACGTAGATATGCGCAAAGAACGTGAAGGCTTTATGGATAAAGCCCTGCGCAAATTACTAGGCGTCACCGGCTTTACGTCCATGGACCGATTGGGAAAAGAAACCTACGTCAACTCGGATTTCCAGGCCCGCCAAAAAGCGGCAAAGGACAACCCGGAAAAACTGCAAAAAGAGTTGGAAGGCCTTTTCTCAAAAGAAGAAGCGCAGAAAGTTATAACCGCCCTAAAAGAAGGGGATTTAAACAACGAAAACTTAAAATCCCTGCTGTACTACGATTTGTCGGCGGTGCAACCTATGAGTTTGCTGGATATGCCGGAGCGGTACGCATTGGGCGGTGGTGGCTATAAATTGCTCTACCAATTAAAGAGTTTTGCGGCCCGCCGCGCTAACTACCTATACACCCGCACGCAGGAACAATTCCATGAAGCCCAAACGCCGGAAGAGTATGCAAAGGCGATTGCGGACAGCATGCGGTTTTTTGCACTGTTAATCGGCTACGGCGCCTTAACGAACCTGCTAAAAGACTTTATACTCGGCAGGCCGTTAGACGTGACGACCGAGCTGGTGGATACTATCCTGCAAAACGCCATGGTGACCCGCTACATGATAAAACGCGGGCGGCAGGACCCTGTAAACGCCCTCATAAACGCCGTAGTCCCCCCAACACTTGGAACGGCTAACGACCTATGGAAAGAGGGATGGCGCGTGCATAAAGGAAATATGGACATCAGCCAAATGAACATTTGGAGCCGACTGCCGATTTTCGGTAAGCCGTACTACTGGTGGTTCGGTGGCGGAAAAGCGATAACCGAGAAAGATAACAAAGAAAAAGGCCTGTTCAAAATTAAAGGGTGGGCCGGTAAATAAGGAGCAAATATGATAAGCGACGAAAGAGCAAAGCAGACTTTTTCCGGCAACGGGAGCAGTAAGAAATTTCCAATCCCGTTTGATTTCTTTAAAAATACGGCGGGAGTTTTTGACAAAAACAATCAAATCAGCGTGATTTTGACAGATGCCGCCGGAACGGAAACGACCCTCACAGAAGACACCGACTATGAGGTGGAAATACACAACACAGGACTCACGGAAGACACAGACGGCGAGACGAAACTGGACGATACCGGCAACAGCGGCAGCGCTGGTTATTCCGGCTATGTCGTCTTGAATACAGCCCCCGCCGTTGGCGAGAAACTGACGATTATGCGCGACGTGCCACTAGTGCAGGAACTGAACCTTGCAGCCGGGCAGGAAATCCCAGCGGTAGCATTGGAAGCCGCACTGGATAAAATCGTCATGACGCAGCAACAAATTAACGAAAAACTCCAACGCGCCATTTGTTACCCCGTGAGCGCTGAGGAAAAACCCAGTGCAGAAGGCTTTTTAGAGCAGTTAAACGAACTGAAAGACACGGCTCAAAAAGCGCAGGCAGAGGCCCAAAAGGCTTTATCCCAAGCCTCCGACTTGAAAGACGAGACCTTGCAAATTGCGCGGTGCGCACGCAATATAGCCGGTGCGGATGAAGATGTGCCGGTGGATATTGCTATTTTGTTAGACGAAATGAAAGAGACACAGGAGAACTAAATTATGGCAGACGAAACGACTATCTATTCTGCAAAACATTGGGCGGCCAAGGCGGCTAAAAGCGCTACGGCCGCGGCAGGCAGCAAGGCTGATGTTGCGGCCAACGCTACTGCGGCGGCCACCAGCGCCCAAACGGCAAGCGAAAAAGCTGAGGATGCGGCCAGTTCCGCCACCAGCGCGGCGGCGAGTGCGACGGCCGCGGCTGGAAAGGCTACGCAAGCGGCTACTTCGGCCACCAATGCAGGGCAAAGTGAAACGGCAGCGGCCGCATCGGCTACGAATGCGGCGAACAGTGCCACGGCGGCGTCTAGCAGTGCAACTTCCGCCCAAACGGCCCAAACCAAGGCACAGGCTTTGGCCGAATTGTGCAAACAACTGGCCAATGCGCCGGAAGACCAAGCGGTGGATGTTTCCGTGCTGAACAGTTAGGAGGGCATTATGAGCGAAGAACAAGTTTATTCTGCCCGGCATTGGGCCGCCAAAGCGGCGGCCAGCGCGCAGGACGCGGCACAGAGTGCGCAAAATTCCCGTGGACTTGCTATCGGGCAGTTAGTGTGGAGCCAGTCCTCATTAGCCAAAGACAACCCCGGCTGTTTGCCGGCGTGGACAGGCGAGTATTATCCTAACGCCGCCGCGTTGTACCCCGATTTTTACGCGTGGGTAAAAAGCCACCCCGAACTGTGCAAAACCAAGGCCGAATATGACTCTGCCATTACTGCTTACAGCGAGTGCCCCTATTATGTGGTTGATGAGAATACAGCGCAAACCTCCCTCCGTCTGCCGAAACACAAAAACTCAGATAGATATCTTGTTAAAAAAGAAGTCAACGGCAACGATTGGTATGCCCTGTATAGCGATGGCTGGCTTGAACAGGGAGGGTATTTTGCTAATCCTCAAACGATTGGTACAACGGCTATTACAGAAACCTTTTGGAAACCATACGCAACTCCTCCTACATTGTTGTTTGGCAATATGTCAACTAGACACCAAGCCGCATACGATAGTGAACATTACCCTTATAATGTTACGGCAACTGGGTTCACACACGAGAACGTGCAACCAATAGGACAAGGGACCCGCTGGTATGCTTTCGGTTACGCGGCCGCTACTCCTATGGAAAATATCAAGTACCCTTGGATAGTATCTTTTACTGCGGCGGTGCCCGCTAGTACGG